ACGTTCGGGTCTGACCCGTCGCTGTCCTCGCTGGTCTCCCCAATCTCAAACGGGAACGCCTGGTAGAGCTGTCCCTTCCAGGTCACGTCCTCGTTGTTGTAGCAGAGATACACCGTGTTCTTCAGCCGTATCTCCAGCAAAATCAGAAAACAGCTGTCGGTCGACAGTTTATTTTTTTCTTTCTTGGATATGGCGGAAATGGAAAGCACAGCCTCACACCTCCGTCAGTTCGATCGTCCCCGACCAGTAATGCAGCGCCTCGTTGGTCCATTTACCCACGCGGGTGATGCGCACTTCCACCACTTCCGCACCGCCCCGGTCATCGACAGAATCGGTATTCGTCCAATTAAAAGACCGTGCCGAAAACGACACGGTCTGTGAGATAAAATTCATCAATGTTAAATATTGCTCCCTGGGAAGGTGGTTCCATTTCAGCGTCCACTTGCGCCGGCTCCGGGTGAACTTCCGCCGGGACTGCTGGGACCCGTCCTCAAACTTGGTGATGATGGAGTTGTCCTCGTATTCACAGTCAAACGGCCATGCCGGTGGGTCTATGGAAGTTGGAAATTGTATGGCCATATCAGCTCATCGCCCCTTTCATCGTAGTCCGTATTCCCATCTTGTTCGTAGCGATCGCGTTCAGCATGACGGTGACGATGTAGTTCTCCCCGTCAAAACTGCTGCCGGTCTCCTCTGCCGTCATCGGCACACCACTTTCATTGGTAATGTTCACGATGACGTTCGGCATATCGGTTCCTCCACTTCCACTTTGCAGGTTGGAGGAAACATATCCGCCACGGGCAAACCGCCGGACAGCCCCAGCATTGATGGCGTCCAGCACCGGAAGCCCCACGCGCCGTACCGCATCCGCTTTTATCACATACTCCCCGTCCGAGAGCATGGCGGGGATGCTGTCTGACGTTGCCGTGCCGGGACCGGAGATAACACCGCCCGTGGCAAAGTTTCCCAGCCGGATGCCCAGGACGTTCGCCGCGGCCCCGTGTGTATTGAAGCCGCCAGAGGCAACACTGCCGCCACCGCTAAAAAATCCTGGCATGATCCAGTTCAGGAACTGGTTCACCACCTGGGCCGCCATGGTTTCGGCGATGCTTTTCACGATGGAATCCAGCAGGCCGTTCAACAGGTCCATAAAGGAATCCCCGAAACTTTTCTGCCCGGTCAGCACATTCTTAAAGAAATTTTCAAAACTGCTCTGGCTGTCCATCACGATATCCGCTACCATCTCGCTGGTGGTCCGGTGGGTCAGCAACCAGTTATCGTAATACCGCTTCATCAAACCCTGTCGGGTGTTGTAGGCGTTGAGCGTGGCCGTGTTTTCTTCCGACAATGCTTCCTGGAGTTTTTCCAGCGAACCCGTCCGGTAGGCATCCTCAATCTCTGCCAGGATATCCTTGCACTGGGCATGGTAGGAAATGATCTCATCGTCGTACTGCTTGTTTGCCGCCGCGATATCGATGGCTACCTGCTTTGCAAGGGACAGTTTCCCGTTTTCCTGAACCTCATAGGCTACTCCCTGTTCCTGCAGGTTCTTCACCAGCCGTTCCCGTTCGGTGTCTGACATACCGATGTACTGCGTCTCGAACTCCAGCCAGCGGTTTTTGATATTCTCTACCGATTTTTCATGGTCTTTCTCAATTTCATAGACGGCCTTTTCCGCGGCGGTCATATAGGCCGTCTGCAGGTTGGCGCTTTCCCGCATGGCGTCGTTCACGGACTTGCGGGCGGAATATTCCTGCTCGGTGCTCCGCTGGAGTTTCTGCCGGCGCTCCTGTTCTTCTTTCTCCGGGTCATCCTGTTTGCCGGAACCGCCCTTGCTTTTTCCTCCACCGGAATCACCGCCACCGACAGCGCCAAATACATTTTTATATTTTTCCACATCCGGCGCCTTGGGCGTTTCTGTTTTCTTCACAGGATGTTTTGCCAGGTAGGCCGCCCGTACCGCCGCCAGTTCCTCCTCATCCGTGACATGGGTCTCGGTATAGGTGTCGAAAGCGTCCTCAGCTTCCATGTTGATGTCCTGCCGGTAAAAGGCCCCGTCCGCGCCACGGCGGTACTGCTGGTTCCCCACATAGATGTCGCCGATGATCTCCTTGGATTTTTCCTGCTTGAACTCCACCAGTTTCTCAAAGGCAAAGCCGATGGCAGCCGCTACCGCGTACCATCCTCCTACCAGGTTCCATACATTTTTAGTAAGGGAGGACACCGCCCCGGATGCCGCCGCACTGGCTGCTACCATCTTGCCTCCCGCCGCATGGGCCGCTGCGCCCGTGGTGGCGATGGCCTGCACCTGTCCCGCCGCAGAAATCTTTGCCTGGGTGTTCATCTTCTGGTAGGCCGACCGCATCTCTGCCTCAATCCGCGCGGAAGTTTCCGCATACTTCATCTGGATCTTCATGCAGGAATCGGTGATGATCTTTTCCTTCTCCGCCTCGGTAATCTTCCGGGCATTGACTTCCTTGAGCATCAGCTGCTCTTCTTTTTTCTGCGCGGTCTTCAGCATGTTCAGCCTTCGGGTGATGGCGGCTTCCTGTACCTTGGTCACGCCCTCCATCGCCACCGTGGCGGAACGGAAACTTCCGGCCCAGTCCACTGCCTTCTGGATGGCCATAAGAGCCTTGTAGGTCACCATCAGTTCCACCATCCCGGTACCGAAGGACACGATTTCTTCCTTGTTCTCCGCTACCAGCCGTGCGGTCTCCGCCAGCCCTTCCGTGATTCCCGGAAGGTATTCTGCCACGATGGGGGCAAGCAATGCGCCGCCTGCCATGGTGAGCTGTCCCAGCTGCGCCTGGGTCAGCTGCAGTTGCCGGTTGATGTCCGACATCTGTTCCGGGTCCAACCCGACGCCCTGTATCTTGGATGCGTCTTCCGCCGCCTCACTGTATTTCAACAGCGTCTCGGTCAGCGCCATGCCCCGGACGCCCAGGGTGTTCATGATAAATTCCTGCCCATACCCTGCCTGGGAAGCTTCCTTATACCCCCGGGCAAGATTCATAACCTGTTGGTTGAGTGGCAAAAGTTTCCCGGTCTGGTCTGTCAGTGACACTCCCACTGCATCCAGAATCTCGCGGGTCTTCTTGGCGTTCTCGCTGTTCCCGGAGAGGGTGGAATCCAGCCGGACCATGGCCGTGGAAGCGGCATCCACATCCCCGCCTGCCAGCTTGACTGTCTTGGAGAACAGGGACGCTTCCGCCGTTGTGATATGCAGTTTTTCCGCCAGGTCATTGACGCTGTCCCCGGCCGCCACCGCGCTGCTGATGAGGGTCGTCAGGCCGAACCCTCCGCCCAGCACCACCGCCGCCGTATTGAACCTGCTGATCAGGTTCCCTACCGTGGCCGTCGTCCCGGTCACCGCATCGGTGAATCCCGATACCGGGTTTGGGGAAAAGGTTCTGTCGATATCCTTTTTTGTGGCCTGTAGCTCTTTCCGCAGACCGGAACTGTCCGCCCCGATCTTCACCATCAATGCAGAGATTACTGACATATCACTCACTCCCTAACGCCCAGGCGAATTCCGTTTCCAGAACCTTCCTGTCTGCTTCTTTCTTCTGCTGCCGTTCCAGCGCCTTTCGTTGTTTTACTTCTTCCGCCTTCCCCCACAGGGGCGCAACGATATCCTCGATATCTATCGACGCTCCTTCTTTCACATACGGGGCGATGAGGTACGACAAAAAATAAGCAGTCCGGTAATCCTGATCCTGTTGGCGTTTTACATGCGCTTCCAGCAGGAGCCAGAACTCTCCGGGCTGCATCTGTTCATATTCACAAGGATTCAGGCCGATGGAATACGCTATCGGTTCTGTCGCCTTTATCCATTCCGCTACGGAGGAAAAGGAGATCAGGCTTTTGCCTTCGCCGTCTCCAGCACCTTCCGTATCTCCTCCAGCTTTGCCGTCCGCCCCTCCGTAAAAAGGTTGGTCGCGTCGATGGCCGCCAGGATATGCGCATTCAGCATGTCCAGCGTCCCACCGTTATCACAGAACCGTTGGATGAAATCGTAGGGATCCGCATCTTCCGGCTCCTTGTCCTGCAGCCCGTACCTGATGCCCAGCTGCGTGAACTGGATAGTACACAGCCGCAGGGTCAATGCCACATTAGGCGTGAACAGCAGGTTCAGGGAATACCCCAGTTCCTGCTCCATCTCCTTCAGGCTTACGATGTTAAACAGCAACCGGCAGTTCCGGTCTCCGTTTTTGAATGTGATGGATTCTTTCATCGGTTAGTTCCCTCCCGAGGCGGCGGTAATTTCCGAAATTTCCCCCACGCCTTCCATGGTCGACTTGATGGTGGCGATGCCGTCATGGGGATTGTCCCGCGTGAATTCCGTGATATACGCCCAGCCGATCTGGTAAGACTGGTCGGGGTACACGAACTTCGCATGGACCTGTTTTCCCTCCCGGAAACAGTGTTCCATGATCTGTGCCCCTTCGTCGCTCATGATCTGCAGCCCGTCAAAGCTGGACTTCCAGCTCTTCAGTCCCGGCTTGTTGGCGCTCCAGCCCCCGGACCCTTTATGGGACGCGTCCAGGGAATTCGCCGTCATCTCTATCGTGGAATTGCGCTGGCCTCCCACCAGGGCGAACACCTCCGATGTGCCGCTTCCACTTTTTCCCAGATACAACAGGACGTCCTTGCCGGCTTCGGCGATCCCGGTATCCGGGTTCTCCGGCAAATTTTTCAATTCTGCTGCTGTCAGTTTACTCATTGCTGTACCGTTCCTTTCTGTAATGTAAAGTTCACCGTCACCGTGCCGTGGTAGCCTACCGTGGTTTCCGGATAGGTCTCCACCAGTTCCAGTTCCGTATCGATAATGTGATATCCCTCGATTTCCACATCACTGCCATAATAGGAAAGCAGGATGCAGATGTCGTTCAGGATATCGTTCAGTTCCCGTTTCTGGTTCCCGTCCGCCCATACCTCGATGGCGGCGGTCGCCTGCCAGATCACGGAAGTCTTGTTCCCGACGGGACGGAAATTCATCGCCCCGAGGGTTATATACGGGAACGCACCGTCTTCCGGCACATCCCCGTACACGTTATGTTCCTGCCCGTCCTTGAGCAGTTTGAATATCGCCGTCCGCAGCGGTACCTGCGGGATGTCTTTTACCAGTATCATTTCAGCGCGTCCTCCATGGATTTCACGATCTTCGGCCACACCTTATCCGCCGCCGGTTTCAAAAAAGGCTTCTTCGGCATCCGCCCCGTACCGACCGCGCCCCTCGCCCAGACGGTCTTTCCCTTCCAGGTAAACTTCAGAACCTTCTTCCACCGGGGCAGCGTGACCCTCAGATTGGAGCCGTATTCAACCAAGGCGGAATGGGGCGCGGTCGAAGTGACGATGCCTTCCCGTTCCCCGTTCACCAGCGTACTTTTCACGCCCTTCCTCAGTCTGCCTGTCGGCCCCTTGGGAGCCAGTTCCATCGCCTTGTCCCGCACATCCTTCGTGCCGTCGGCGATGACCTTGCGGATTTTCTTCTGTTTTTCCGCATCGAACTTGTCGATGTCCCGGACGACCTTGGAGATAACAGACCCCATGTTGACTTTTATGGTAAAGGCCGTCATGGCTTTATCTCCTGGGTGGTCAGCACATATACCGCCGGGTCGGATCGGTCCACATCGATGATTTCATAGGTGTGTTCCCCTTCCCGGATGCGCCATCCCTTTTCAATGACACGGGGCCTTATGCGGATGCCCTGGGTGACGACCACCGCCGCCCCGTCATCCGCGACAGTCCCGGTGGAGACCCGCTGTTTCAAAAATTCCGCCCAGGCTTTCCCGTCCTCCTCGAACGTGACCGGAGCGCCCAATCCGACATCCACGCCCAGCACTTTTTTCAGTATTGTCACCCGGTGGCTCAGATAGCCGATTATCATCTCAGAACGCCTCCTTCCTCACCCCGAACAACAGGGAACGTAAAGTCAGGGTCAGGGCGTGATGGTCGGCTTCCTCCCGGTGTTCGTACAGGTACGCCACCGCATACAGGGTGGCTGTCTTGGCGGTCTCCCCCAGCGATGCAAATTCATCCGGATCGTCGATACGAGCCACATCCATGCAGAGTTTCTCCGCCGACTGGGACAGGCCCGTAATGAGCCCGTCCTCCTCGTTGGTATCCACCCGCAGGTAGCCCTTCACTTCATCCAGTTCCAGAAGCATGACCATCACCCTTTCCGTCAGGAGCCCTTCTTGACCTTCAGGAGCTGTACGGCTTCCGGCAGGATCAGAAGGCCGTCCACACGTTCCTTCATCACGTAACCTACCATGCCGTTCCCGGCGAACAGCTCTTTCAGCTCCTGCAGGGAACGATGGCCGCGGTCTCCGATGTTGTAGTAGGTGTAATCACCAAAGGCAATAGCCACTTTACCCGCTGCCAGTTTCGGCGCAAACTGGGAAGTACGCACAGAATAACCCAGCAGGCGATCCGGCTCACCTGCCTGCAGGGAAGGCTGCCACAGGTAGTTCCCATTATCGTCCTTCAGCTTACGCAACACTCCCAGGGTGCTGTCGTTGGTGATGAAGGATGCGTTCTTGCGGTACGGGCGTTTCAGCTTGTAGACCAGGTCGATGACATCATCTGCCTTGATATCCACGGTATCAATGGTCAGGCCGGTCTGCGCATCCGTGAACAGTCCCTTCGGTTTACCCACGCCATCCCCGTTCAGGAATGCATCTTCTTCCGCGTTGGCGATCGCCTTGCCAAACTGCGTGATAATGAAGCTTTCCAGGTTGAACGCATTGTCATACAGCAGTTCCTCGGTGATTTTGATGGCCACATGGAGCTTATGGGCATCCATCAGCTTCTGGTCGAAGGTCGCATCGCCGAAGGTCAGCGCGCCGCCCTCCTCGATCCAGGATGCCGCCGGTTTGGTCGCCGCGATATTGATTTTGTGTTCCCCGCTGGTAGTGATCTTGGTGGCAAGACCACGCAGGATGTTTTCTTCTTCCAGCACATCCACCAGGCGGCGGTCATATTCGTCCGGTACCAGGTAACCGCCGCTGGCGTCCACGCCCTCCTGCAGGACATTGGATACCGTACGGAAATTGCTCCGCAGCGCGTTCAGCATCGCCATGCGGTATTCGTCAGAGGCCGTGCCTTTCTTTTCCACAGTCCCCGGTTTG